TGCACCCACAAGATAGGGAAGCATGTCTAAAGGAACTAGCTGACCTAGTCTATGTCTGTGCTCAGTATGCAGAGAACATGAACTGGGACTTGGAGCAGGCTCTTCGTCGTGTTCATAAATCTAACATGTCCAAGCTTGACGATGACGGTAAGCCCGTCAAACGTGAAGATGGAAAGGTTCTTAAGGGACCAAACTACCAACCACCCGACCTCTCTGATTTAGTCTAATGAAACCAAATACTATTGCTCGTACTGGACGTGTGCAGTCCTGGCTTGATGATCCCACCTCTCGACTTCCCGTGTCTTGCACTGTCTTTGTAGTGCAGGATAGTATGGAAGGACCTGAAGGGATCGAAGCATCGTGGAGGTTTGTCTCCCACGCTCTCCGTTTCGGAGCAGGTGTAGCAGTCCATCTCTCTAATCTACGACCTAAGGGTTCGGATAATGGTAAAGGACTTACCGCTTCCGGTCCCGTCTCCTTCGCCAAGATTTACTCAACGCTTAACGAGATTCTACGAAGAGGCGGGACCTACAAGAACGGTGCTGTGGTGTGTCATTGCGATCTCGACCACGCTGATATTATTGAATTCATCCAAACTCCCCGACATGAACTACCATGGGTTAAGCGATGTGTTAACATCTCGAACCGTCTATGGGCGGAGTGTCCCCAAGAAACAAAAGATGCTCTCCTATATGGGATCAAGTCTGGTGACATTTGGCTCACCAAGATCAAGCATGACATGGAAGGCAACCGTATCTACGGTAACGTCTGTCTGGAAGTCCTGCTACCTTCCCGTGGTACTTGCTTGCTCCAGCATGTCAACCTTGGAGCGTGTGAGTTTGATGAAATCCCACAAGCATTCGTCAGTGGGATGTCAGAACTATGTACCCTACATGGTGTCACCAACATCGATGAGTCAGGTGAGTATCTATCACCTGTAGTAGACCGACAAGTAGGTCTAGGTATGTTGGGTCTTGCCAACCTGCTGGCTAGGTATGGAGTAACATACAAGCAGTTTGGCGAGGCACTTTCACAATTTAATGATGGACAGGTTGTGAAGTCAGCGGCGTTTGAACTAGCCAACCAGTTGAACACTGGTATTCAAGCTGCCACCGAAGTTGCGAACTCATTTAATATGGTTCGTGCATTTGCCATCGCCCCGACTGCGTCCTGTTCCTACAGGTCAGTTGATCTCCTAGGTTACACTAGTACTCCAGAGATCGCCCCACCCATTGCCCGGTCAGTGGATCGGGACTCGGATACCTTTGGTGTCCAAACCTATCAGTACGGTGAGGTAGAGATCGCATCCGAAGTAGGATGGGAGGACTATACTACTGTAGCTGATGGGATAATGACTATGCTTGAAAGGACTGGACTTCTTCATGGATACAGCTTCAACTCTTGGAGTGATGTTGTAACCTACGACGAACAATTCGTAGAAGAGTGGCTAGAATCGCCCCAGACTTCACTATATTATTCTCTCCAGGTAATGGGTGACGTACAGGATAAGAGTGACGCTTACGCAGCACTCGAACAATCTGACGTTGATGATTACTTGGCGGGTTTACTTGAAAACTCTAGTGTCGATTGCGACTGCCAAGAATGACTCCCTACGATAAACTAATTGCGCGAAAGCGTAAGTGGACACCAGTTCAAACAACAGCTGGTAAATTATATGAAGGTGCGGAAGAGACTCTCTACCGTGCCCTTGCATTGCGTCACCTTGAACTGCCTGTCGGTGACTTTATACAGAACTCTCTTAAAGGAGACATCCCTGAGGCAGCTAGGGAACTCCTTGAACTAAACATCATCGACGAGGTAAATCATGACACAGCACTTGGATTCATCGCACGAGCTCATGGTATCACTGGATCGGAAGATGCTGAAAAAGAAGCACGATCACTTACAAAAGCTTGGGAAGATCATCCGGACCACACCGTCGTCAAAGCGATGGTACTGGAGAGAAGCATCTTCTTTGTTCTCCTCCCGTTCTTTCGCTTCTGTGGAGACGCTGGACTGAGGACAACTTCCGCAGATATATCACGAGACGAACAGGTGCATGTCGCCTGCAACTCTCTTGTCTGCAGTGAACTAAATCTTAGTTACTCACCTTCCTTGGATAAGTTGCGTAAGGCAACCATCCAATGGGTGATGCAACCACTGTCAGAAGAGAACCCTGATAAATTTTTGTCAAAAAAATTCTGGACTGACAGCAGTGACCGACTTATGTATGAAGGTAAAGCACCTAACTTCTCTAACACAAAGAGTGCTAGGATGCCTGCCTTCTTCGAACACAGCAATGTAAACCTACCCAGTTATGCTTGAGCCTATCATTGGGCCAAACCTCCACGGTGTTATCGCTGAGATGGAGGAAATTTTCCCACCCTTAACCGTTCAAATTGATCAACCTATCCAGTCCATCATGTACAGGGCAGGTCAAAGGTCAGTAGTTGAATGGCTTGTTAACCGTATCAAACAGGAGAACTAATTATGTGTGGAGGAGGAAGGGCACCTTCTGCCCCTAGACCAGCACCACCACCACCGCCACCACCTCCGGCTCCCGCGCCACCACCACCTCCACCTCCGCCGCCGCCCCCGCCGATCCCCGTTCAGACTCCGCCTCAAAAACGTGAGCCTGTCGTGGTCGCAGGTCGTCAGCGTAGGAATGCAGCAGGTGAAAGTCGTGAACGCCGAGGAGCTAATAGCTTGAAGAGTACCAGTGTCAACACTGCTTCTTCAGGTGGTAGTAGCACAGGAGTAAACGTTTAATGTTAGCACGGACGCGATACCAACAGCTAGCTACAATCAGGACACCGTTCCTGGACATAGCTGTTCAAGCGTCCCTACTTACACTACCTTATCTTATTAAGCAAGATACATACGGTCCAAACTGGAAGAACATAAAGACACCGTGGCAATCAGTGGGAGCCAAGGGCGTAGTTAACTTAGCCTCTAAGTTGATGCTCGCTCTTCTCCCACCACAGACCACGTTCTTTAAACTCCAAGTACGTGACGATAAGTTGGGTGAAGAACTCGAACCTATCGTTCGTTCAGAGTTGGACCTTTCTTTCTCTAAGATTGAGAAGCTGGTTATGCAATACATCGATGCGTCTTCGGACCGTGTTGTCTTGCATGAAGCAGTGAAGAACCTAGTAGTAGGAGGTAATGCTCTCCTCTACATGGGACCAAAGAACATGAAGTTCTTCCCACTCAATAGGTTCGTAGTGAATAGGGATGGTGACGGTAATGTTATTGAGATCGTCACAAAAGAATTAATCAGTAAAGAAGTTCTAGGTCTTGACCTGCCTGAACTGGAAACAAAAGAGCCACGACCTAACAGTCCTGCTTCACCGAAGAGTGGCTTACCAGGGTTAGATGAAGACGATGTAGAAGTATACACTTATGCAAAACTAGATGAGAAAGCTGGTAGGTGGGTCTGGCATCAGGAAGTACTCGACAAGATTGTTCCTGGTAGCCGTAGCACCGCTCCGAAGAGTGTTAGTCCTTGGCTTCCGTTGCGGTTCAACACCGTAGACGGTGAGGACTATGGACGTGGTCGGGTAGAAGAGTTCCTTGGTGATCTCAAGTCTCTCGAAGCATTGTCTAAGGCACTCGTGGAAGGCTCAGCAGCCGCTGCGAAAGTTATCTTTCTAGTATCACCTTCTTCGACTACTAAACCACAGACTATTGCACAAGCAGACAACGGCGCTATTGTTCAGGGCCGACCTGATGATGTCGCAGTAGTTCAAGTCGCCAAACAAGCGGACTTCTCCACCGCTATGAACATGGCTGAACGTATTGAACGGAGACTTGCTGATGCTTTCCTGATCCTACAAGTTAGGGACAGTGAACGCACCAGTGCTGAAGAGGTGCGCCTCACACAACTAGAACTCGAACAACAATTGGGTGGTCTCTTTGGTCTCCTGACTGTAGAGTTCCTAGTACCTTACTTGAACCGGACACTACTAGTCCTGGAAAGGAGTAAGCAACTACCCAAGATCCCTAAGGATCTGGTCCGTCCTCAGATCGTAGCCGGTGTTAATGCACTGGGACGTGGAGAGGATGAGAAGAGTCTAACTCAATTCATCACCACTATCACACAGACAGTGGGACCAGAGATTGCTATTCAATACCTCAACCCAGAGGAGTATCTACGGAGACTCGCTGCGGCGCAGGGTATTGATACCTTGAACCTTATCAAGACTAAGCAACAGATGGATGAGGAGATGCAGGCAGCACAACAGTCTGCCATGACTCAGGACCTTACTAAACAAGCAGGACAACTGTCGAAGTCTCCTCTTATGGACCCGACAAAGAACCCTGCCGTTATGAACATGATGGATGGCAACTCAGAAAACCCGAATCCCACGGAACCGGCCAACCAAATTACAGCCGGAGCCTCAACAGGAGGCAACATCGAAGCAGGTGGAACAGTCGACTGAGACTGAACCCACTAATAAATATGCACCCAAGCCTAAGGTAGGGAGTAACCCTACTGTCAAGGCACCTGGTAATAAGGTGACCACTGTAGGTCTTGGTAAACTACAAGTAATCCACGCAACACATGGCTAACACGCTGACATACAACCCAGGTGAGGAAGAAGGTCTCTCCTCAGATGAACAAGACTCTCTCAAAGTAGGTGAACAACTTGAAGAAGCCCAACAACAACTCCTCGCAGGAAAGTTCCGAGACGCAGATCAACTGGAGAAAGCCTACCTGGAACTGCAATCCAAGTTCAGTTCAGGTAATAGAGGCGACGAATCCTCCGAAGAATCCAGCGAAACAGACACTGGGAACGACGATCAAGTCAGCACCGACAATGAGCCAACCGATCAACAGGAAGAAGAAGTAACTGCTACCTCAGTAGTTACTAATGCTTCTGATGAATGGTTCAAAGAAGGTAAGTTATCTGACCAGACGATGGAGTCTCTCCAGTCTATGTCTAGTCAAGACTTGATCAATGCTTACATCGAAGCTTACGGTGAAAACTCTGCACCTACTGTTGACCTGACTGATCAACAAGTAAACACTATCAAGAATGACGTTGGTGGTCCTGAAGCATTTGACCAAGTACTTACTTGGGCTAATGAGAATCTTGACCCTGCCTACGTACAGTCCTACGATAACCTTGTAGAGACTGGTAACTTCCAGGCTATCCAGATGGCACTAGCAGGTATCAAGTCTGCTTACGATGCTGCCAATGGATACGAAGGTCGTATGCTTACTGGCAAAGCAGTCAAGCAGGATACAAATGTGTTCCGTAGTCAGGCGGAAGTCGTTCAAGCTATGAACGATCCTCGTTACGATAAGGATCCAGCCTTTCGTAATGATGTCTTTGCCAAACTGGAACGATCTAACTTACAGTTCTAAATTAATGGCTAAGAAGCAAGGCTACAATGCCCGTCTCGATGAGTCCCTTGGTGCACGTAACAAGACTAAGGGTAAGCAATCCATGGCTACTCGTCGTAAAGAATCGAAGTCCGCAGAGAAGCGTGCAGGTAAGCCCGCTTACTCCGGCAACAAATCCTCAACTCAAAAAAAGAAATAGTTAAATGACAGCTACTATCGCACTACCGAAGCGGTCCAATCTATGGGACCGTTACC